ATTGACCCAATTATCGAGGCTCAACTTGCCAAGAAAATGGCAGCTGATAAAAGAGCTGCGACATTGGCTCAGAAAAAACTAAGAAAGGTTAAGGTTGCCAAACATATTGCCGCCAATAAGGACGATGCGACGCTCAAGATCGTGGAAGGTGACTCTGCAATGGGGTTCCTATTAAAGGTTCGCGACCCAGATAAAGTAGGTGCGTTTCCATTGCGAGGCGTAATTATGAATACATGGGATATGAAACCCGCTGATGTATTAAAGAATAAAGAATTGAGTGAATTGGTTGCTGTATTAGGTTTGGATATTAATAATCCAAATAGTGTTGATGATATGTCATATAAGTACATCGCAACACTTACTGATGCTGACCATGATGGTATTGGACATATCAGTCCATTATTAATTGCATTCTTTTATAAATTCTGGCCACGACTTTTAACTGAACAAAGAGTAATGATTACCAGAACACCAATTATGATTTCAACAAAAGGTGAAGATGTAAAATGGTTCTACACTTACGAGGAAGCTTCTTCATTTAAATCAAAAGAAAAGAATTGGAAACACAGATACATAAAAGGTCTTGGGTCATTGACAGAGGACGAATATAGTATTATAATTAATAAACCAACATACGATGTCGTGACAATGGACGACGCTGATGTGTTCCAAATGATGTTTGGCAAGGATTCATCATTGCGTAAGGAGTTTATGTTTGGATAATTTGTGTTTTGAATGTGGAATGTGCTGTGATGGTACACTATTCGATCAAGTATTGGATAGAGATTATGATTCAAAAACTGGTGATATAATTGCAATACGAGATATTACCCTACCTTGTCCAAATCATATCAATATGAAATGTGCGATTTATGAAAGTCGACCAAGACGTTGCCGTGAATATAAATGTGTGGCATTGGTATGGTATGAAAGTAATGCTATCACAAAAGAGAATGCATTGAAATTAATAAATGGTGTAAAGAACGGCACAATACCTAAAGAAAGATTTATTGCCGGGAAGTATTTGGAGGAATATTATGAGTGATTTAACTGCTTTCACAAGTGAGAATACATTGGGTACAGAGTATCCTATTTCAAGTGTAGCGCGCAATGAATGGAAATCATTCGCAATGTACACTGTTGAATCTCGTGCGATTCCAAATATGATTGATGGATTAAAACCTGTTCAAAGGTTCTATTTGTACTCATCAATACTCAATAGTAAAAAAGATTTCAAAAAGGTATCGGCTGTGTCTGGTATCATTTCCGATTATGGTTATAACCACGGCGAGGCTTCGGCAGCTGGTGCTGGTCAGTTGATGGCGGCGACATGGAATAACAACATATGTTTAATTGAAGGCCGAGGTTCATTCGGTACGCGACTGGTACAAGAGGCTGGTGCGGCAAGGTATGTTTACACTCGCCTTTCAGATAACTTTAATACTTATATTAAGGATTTGGATTTATCTCCGGTTCATGATGACCCAGAACACGAACCACCTGCATTTTATCTACCAGTCATTCCTTTAGTTTTAATTAATGGAACAAAAGGTATTGCAACTGGTTTCGCTACAAATATTCTACCACATTGCCCGGAAAGTATTAGTGCTGCGTGTTTGGAATATTTGGAAACAGGTGATATTGCAAATCCTATTGATATTAAATTCCCAGAGTTCAGTGGGACTGTGGAACAAAATAAAGAAGACCCAACAAAATATATTGCGTATGGTACTTTCACTCAGCGAACAAAAACGCTACTCTCCATTACGGAAGTGCCATACGGTTTTGACAGAGAATCATATGTGAAGGTCCTTGATGCTTTGGAAGATGATGGCGACATTGTTTCCTATGAGGACCTATGTGATAAAACTGGTTTCAGGTTTGAAGTAAAACTGAAACAAAATACCTCGGCAAAATGGTCTCGATCTAAAATTATTAGTAAATTTAAATTGAGTAAACCTTTTGCCCAAAATTTAACTGTAATTGATTACGATGGTAAACTACGCGAATATGATGACGCAAGACAACTGATTAAGGATTTTTGTGATTATCGTTTAGGTATTTTACAGAAAAGAATCGATGCCCGTAAAACAGAGTTCACGGAAGAGGTTCGTTGGTTAAATGTGAAAATGGAATTTATCCAAGCTGTGGTCGATGGCCGAGTTGTATTTAAGGATAATACCAAAACACAAGTTCAGAAACAAATAATGGACGAGACATCGGCCGAAGGAGGTGACTGTGCCAGATTGCTCTCATTAGGTATCATGACTTTAACAAAAGACGAAATTGTCAAATTAAAGAAACAAATTGCTGAAACGAAACGAACCTTGAACTTTTGGAAAAAGACAAAACCCCAAGACCAATTCACAACTGACTTAGAGGAAATTTAATATGTTCCAACTTATAAAAGATTTAGCAGTAAGCACATTCGATAATGGATTTCGTATTATCAAAACACAAGATGAAGATGATAAACATTGGATATTAGACGAAACTGATATTCAGATTGGAGATATCTACGAGGTAGGTCCTAATGGGTATTTTGAATTAGTACAAAGGCGCAATGAAATATCTTAATAAGCATCTCAATGTAGAAGGTTTATCACTTAATGACATCAATACTCTCTATCACGAGTTCTTTCATAGGAAGGATTATGAATGGTGGCGTGATGTTGAGCCTCTTGATGTTGTGGTTGATATTGGTGCTTGTGTGGGCTTTTTTACATGTCATGCTCTTGACCGTGGGGCTCACAGGATATATGCTATTGAACCTTCACGAGCTCATCTTCAAACGCTCTTAAAAAATACATCAGCATACTTTATAGACAATGGGGAATTACCAGTTGTACCGATACACGCCGCTATAGGAAGCGATAGAGAACATTATCAGAATGTCTTTACTAATAATACAGACACTTCATTTAGAGTAATGAATTTTGCAGAGTGTATGACAGAGTATGACATTTCTTGGATTGATTATCTTAAAATAGACTGTGAAGGTGGCGAGTATGACATTTTTAAAGAATCAAATATGGAATACCTAACAAATTCTGTGGGTCATATCGCTGTGGAATTCCATGTCACAAATCCTTGGCAAGTCAAACAATGGGTTCGCGTAAGAGATACATTACTTCAGCAATTTGATACTGACCAAATAAGATTTTTAGAACACGAAGATCGAGAGAACGCCTTTAATGATTTCTTTTTATATAATGGAAATAAAACTGATTGGTGTTCTTTTATGCTCTATATTAGTAATTAGTAATATAAACCATAAACTCTTTTGGTAAAAGTTTCAAAGGAGTATCACTTAACATTTTTTCTCTTAAAGATTCATCTTGGAATCTGAGCCTATTCGAATCATTAAATGGTTTGAGAATCTTGTGTCTAAACTCAATATATCTTTCATAAGCTCCATACTGTGCATCAATATGTACATTAATTGCAGAATGGCGAACATGGCTTGACAGGTAATCTGTATGTTCAACAAGAAAATTAAGTTCTGCTCCCTCTGCATCTATCTTTAGAAAATCAATATGCTTTAAATCATATTTGTCAACCAATTCTCGTAATGACATTAATTTAGATTCTTCGTCATCAGAGTTTTTACTATTATAAACATTAGACAAATCAATCTCTTTTTTACCGATTGCCGCATTAATAGGAACGACTCTAGGACTTTCTGTGTCCATAAAGTATTCGCCTACATTTTTAATTGCAGTTTTAAGTAATTGTTTATTAGGTTCAATCATATAAACCTTTTCGGCACCAGCGTCTAATGCTTTTGCAGAAAACATACCAGTTCCCGCTCCAATATCAACTACGATATCGTCTGGTAGTACTTCATACCACCAATCATATTTTTTATCAACGAAAAATGTGTGATGTAAGCGAGCAACCTCATTAATTGATAGGTCGTCGGTGTCCATTTCATAGGAAAAGCTTTTGATTCTCATGTTGTACCTCAGCGTTATAAATAATGTAAACCAATAAATTTATTTATCAGGATTTGTTATGCCCGAAATTATTAACAATTATTTATCCCCAGCTTCGTTTACTGTTTCAATAGACAGAATGCCGAATGTTGAGTTTTTTACACAGTCGGTTTCAATTCCGGGTGTATCTGCATCTCCTGTCGAATTAAATACTCCCTTAAGAACATTTTATGCTCAACAAGACAAATTGACATATGATGATTTAACTCTTCAGTTCATTGTTGACGAAGAGATGAATAACTACACAGAAGTACTACGATGGTTGGAAGGTTTAGGGTTTCCAGAAAGTACCGACCAACATAAAAATTACGTCGCTGATAACACATTGGAATCTGACATATCAGTTGTAATTACAAATAGCCATAAAAATCCTAATATGAAATTTACTTTTAAAAATGCTTTTCCAGTATCATTAGGAAGTATTGATTTAAATGTAAGTACACAAGATATTTCTTATGCAACATGTGATGTGACTTTTAGATATGGTTCTTTCCAAATAGAAAACATCTAAACGGTTGACATTTCAAACCTTTCGTGATATAATAGTACTAAAATAGTATTAGGAATTATACAATATGAATACAGATGACATTTCAAAAATGTGGGCTGATGACGCTCCTATTGACGAGACCAATCTAGTTGGTGAGAGTAAAAAAATCCCACTCCTACATAGCAAATACTACAGCTTTTATTACAAAGAAGTATTGCGCGTTAAAAAATTAAAAGCAGAATATAAAGAGCTTGAGAGATTAAAGCGTGAATACTATGATGGTAGTATGGACGAAATTACATTAAAAGAGCAAGGTTGGAAGCCTTTTCAGCTCAAAGTATTGCGTAATGATTTGGATAAGTATATTCAGGCAGATAAAGACATTATTAAATTAAGCTTGACAATTGATTTCCATACAGCTAATGCTAATTACCTAGAAGATATAATTAAAACTATACATAGTAGAAACTTCGTTATTAAGAATATGATAGACATACTGAAGTTTCAAGCTGGAGAATATTAATGTTTAAATGGTTCCAAAGACTAATTGAGAAGCCATTAGAGCAAAATAAGATTGACCAAGCCATGATGCATAGTCTCCCTGTAATGGAGAAAGAAGCAGACCCAGAGGATTTAACATTGGAAAATGCGTATCGCACAAGATGGGTTTGGTACCATACGATTTTAGCAGTATTAATCTTTTTTACAAATTTACTATTATTTGGAATTTTTGTTCTATTAGCAGTTAAATTATGAGTGATATAATTACCGTCGAACCTATAAATGAGGTTCATATGAAAATTGTTGCTGAAGCCAGTGTTAAGACTGAGTTGGCTGAGCATTTCAGTTTTCGTCCTGAAGGTTATCAATTTAACCCACGATTTAAAGCTCGTGTATGGGACGGTATTATTCGTTTATTCAGTCCATTTAAGCCAGTATTATATAATGGCCTTTTAACACATTTGCAAGAGTTTTGCGACGCGCGCGGTTATACATTAAATATTCCAGAGAAATGGAAAGATGAACCAGTTGAAGATGATTACGTATTAGAGCTTGCAAAAGAAATTAATTGTAAATTCACACCTCGTGACTATCAAATAGAATATATTAAAAATTCAATATCCAAAAGGCGTTCATTATCACTCAGCCCGACATCGTCTGGTAAATCCCTTATCATTTATCTGTTGCAACAACATTATTTCCAAACATTTGGACATCGTACATTAATTATTGTACCTACGATTGGTCTAGTCCATCAGATGGCTGGTGACTTTGTGGATTATGGTTGCGACGAAAAACTCATTTATAAAATTCAAGGTGGTGTTGATAAAAATACACAAGCACCTATTGTTATCAGTACATGGCAATCACTTGTTAAACAACCAAAAAGTTGGTTCAATCAATTTCGTGTAGTGATGGGAGACGAGGCTCACCTCTTCCAGGCAAAATCACTGACTACAATTATGCACAAATTAACTGATTGTCCTTACAGACACGGCTTTACAGGAACATTAAAATCTTCTGAAAGTAAAACACATAGATTAGTATTGGAAGGTTGTTTTGGTAAAGTCAAAAAAGTAGTAAACACAAAGAAATTAATGGACGAGGGCACAGTTGCTGATTTTCAAGTCAAGGCAATTGTACTCTCACATGATAATACGGCAAGAAAATCTTTTAAAGATGCAATGGGTCGTATTAAAGAAAACACAAAGAAATGGCCAGCTGAACGAGAGTTCATTACAAATCACACAAAGCGTAATACTTTTATAAGAAATCTCTTGTGGTCATTAAAGGACCAAAATAATCTTGTATTATTTGACTTGGTCGAAAAACATGGTAAAGTGCTTGAACCTTTGCTGCGCAAAGAAGGAAGGGAGTTGCATTTTATCTATGGTGGAACATCTGGTGATGAACGTGAACGAATCAGACATTTAGTAGAAAATGACCCAGAAAAGAAACATGACATTCTTGCTTCTTATGGAGTATTCTCTACTGGTGTGAATCTGAAAAGATTGGACAATGTGATTTTCGCTTCTGGTTCAAAATCAGAGATTAAGGTATTACAAAGTATTGGAAGGAGTTTGAGAAAGGCTTCTGATAGTGAGAAGGCTGTATTGTATGATATTGCTGACGACTTGTCAGTTGGAAGTTTTGAGAACTATACCTTAAAACATTTCAAGAAGAGAATTGAGATCTATGGAGCTGAAGAGTTCCCATTCAAAATCTTCACAATCGATATTTAATTTAGGTATAACTTAAAGCCGATAAGCTTATTATAACGACTTCTTAGCAAATGTCAACACTTTTTTGTAAAAAAATTAAAAAAAATTTATTTTTGTATAATTTTGTATAATACCGGTTGACAAAGTATACAAATTGTAATATAATACTACAAATTTAACAATGAACAAGGTGGTAAATTTAAATCATGGCAAAGAAAAGAAACTATGTCAATAACAAGGACCTATTACAGGCTTTGATTGATTACAGGGACGCAGTAAAAGATGCTGAAAATGCAGGCGACCCGAATCCCCAAGTTCCAGAGTATATTGGTAAGTGCATTCTACTTATTGCAACTAGACTAGCAACAAAGCCAAACTTCTCTGGATACTCTTATAAGGAAGAAATGATTTCAGATGGAATTGAGAATTGCCTACAATACATTCACAATTTCAACCCAGAAAAATCTAACAATCCTTTCGCATACTTTACACAGATTATATGGTATGCTTTTCTCCGCAGGATTCATAAAGAGAAAAAGCAGATGTATATCAAGTTTAAAGCATCGCAACAACAAAATCATGAACTGAATATCTTAAATAGTGCTGGTGACCAAGTTCCACAGAACGAACTTCCAGACTATATTAATGAATTCGTAGATGAATTTGAACAAAAACATAAAAAGAAAAAATAATGAAAGTATTAGTTTTTGGCCTACCCGGCTCAGGAAAAAGCACGTTATCAGAACCGCTCGCAGAGCAGGTTGAAGGTGTCTGGTTAAACGCAGACGCAATAAGAGAAGAATATGATGATTGGGACTTCAGTGATGAAGGCCGAATGAGACAAGCAATGAGAATGAGATTATTGGCTGATGGTGTATCCAAAGCTGGTAAAATTGCAATTACAGATTTTGTATGCCCATTCCAAGAAGCTCGCAATTCGTTTGACCCAGATTATACAGTTTGGATGGATACTATTAAAGAAGGTAGATTTGAGGATACAAATAAAATCTTTGAGAAACCAACACACTGTGATTATTTAATTACTGAATGGTATCCAGCAACACATCTGGAACTCGCACCAATCTTAGAAAAGGCTTTCGCAACATGGCAAAACAATCAGAAAAAATAAGTGCAAAAAGACACTTAGCAAAAACACTTACATGGAGAGTGGTAGCAACAACTGATACTTTTCTACTTGCTTGGTTAATTACAGGACAGGTTGACTGGGCAGGTATGATTGCAGGATTTGAAGTTGCTACAAAAATGATTTTGTACTATTACCATGAACGAGTATGGTACAAATATAGTAAATTTGGAGTAAATAAATGATAGACCCACAAGATATGTTCGATTATAAGAAACCAACCGTCCAGATGCTGGGCAGATGGCAACCTTGGCATGATGGCCATACAGAATTATTTAAAAAAGCCCTTGACATTACTGGTCAAGTT